GTCCTTGTCCTTGTCCTTGTCCTTGTCCTTGTCCTTGTCCTTGTCCTTGTCCTTGTCCTTGGCTTTTTTTGGTTTCTAAAAAACCGCTTTGGTTTTTTTGGTTTTCCTTGGTTTCCAAAAAACCGCTTGTTTTCGGCGGTCTGCCGCCCTTTTTGCCGTTCTCTCGGTAAACATTGGAGGCGGCTTCCTGCGCCTTTATGGACTCGTCAATATCCCGCTGAATTGCGGGCCAAATAAACCTTTCGGGGCCTTCAAACTTCGGCTGTTCTCCGTTTTTCCGGTAAGCGAGCATCGCCCGGACGATAGCCCCGATCGACTCGTCGTCATACTCGCGGAAATAGTCCTCGTAGCTCAGCCAGAGCTTGACATATTCCTTGCTCTCCGCCATGCCGTCACCGCCTTAAAACGGCAGCTTGCCGTCGTCCTCGCCGATCTCTGCAAAGCCGCCTACGGCGCTCTCTGTGGCGTATTGCGGTGCGGCAGTATCGTTACCCTCCGGGCGCCTGTTGTCTGCGAAATACACGCTGTCAGCCTGCACCTCGTAGCTCCTGCGCTTGTTGCCGTTCATGTCCGTCCAGTCGCGCATCTGCAAGCGCCCCTCGACGCCGATCAACCGCCCGCGTCCGGCGTAGTTGCAGAGCACTTCTGCCGTTCCGCGCCACGCTACAATGTCGATCCAGTCTGTGCCGCCCTCCTTGCCGTTGCGGTCAACGGCAAGAGGGAACGACACAACGGATACGCCGCTGTTCGTTTTTTTCAGCTCCAAGTCACGACCGATGCGTCCCATCAGGCAGATTCGATTCATGCTCATTTCAATTCCTCCTCGCTTTGGTGTTGGTGCAGATAGAGCACGTGGCTCTTGCCGATGGCGGCGTTTTGGGCGATCCATGCGTGCGCCTGCTCGCGGGATAGATGGCTCTCCATTGCGCGGCTCTCATAGCTGAATTCTCCCGCTTCCAGCTTGCGCTTCATGCGCTCCTGTATCTCCTCTTCGCCGTAGTTGGCTTCGATCAGATAAAGGTCATAGGCCAACGCAGATACCCCATTCAGCGACGCGCAGTCCGTCGCATAGAAGACGTTGTCGAACCCGTCCGATTTCTCGCCGTCTGCAAACTGAATATGCCACGCACAGTTCGGAACATCATGCGGAATTGAGTCGTACCATACATAAGCGGAAGTGCTTTCGGATAAAAGGTAGAACAGATCGTGACGCTGCATAGCCTCATCGGTCACGCGGCGGTCCACGCCGATGCGTCCCATCGGTTCCATGAGCCACGGAGGGACGCACCAGCGCAGCGCAGGGTGCAGGAAGTGCAGGCGCTTGATGGTCTCGGGGTTGAAGTGGTCTCCGTGAATGTGCGTCAGCAGGACGAGCTTCAATCCCTTGCAGTACGGTTCAAGTTCCCGAAAGGGAACGCCGCAGTCAATGAGGATTTCATCATTCAGCAGCACGGCGTTCCCCTTGGAGCCGGTCGAAATGACCTTGACCTTACAGATCATTCATACTCACCTGCTTGGGGGTGACGGTCTTTCCGTCGTCCAGCGTACCGAGGGCATCAGCGGGAGATGTCAGATCGTCCTTGACCTCGCCTGTGGTCTCGTCCACTTCGACGGTCGGGAGATCAAAATACTGATCGCGGCTCGCGCGTCCCTCTTTCAGTGAGGTATACACATTACGCAGGCGCACGATGCTCTGCGCCGTGAACGCTTCGGACTTGCAGCCGATGTACTTTTCAAGGCACTCCATCGGTACGCCGAAGTCGTCCTTGAACGCCTGCCCCATCTTGCGCACGCGGTCAATCATGGGTTCATCGCTCTTTCCCATCATTGTCTTGGTACACGCCGCAAGAGCAGCATCCACCACGTCACCGGGAATAATGCCGAGAATGCACGCGCGCATACGGCGCGCGCCCTGATTGGCGACCATTTCATAAATGTCGCGCGGGTCGGTGAGGGCAACGCTGCCTTTCTTTGTGTAGCGGATATGCGGCACGGTGAAGATCTTCGTCTGGCGGGTGTTGGTCTCCAAATCCCAGCAGTAGGCCATGACGGTACTCTCGCCGTTCTTCTGCTCCAGCTCGGTAATGCCGAAGTCGAGGTTGCCCCAATTCTGCGCCATGACCTCGGCGAGACGGATCGACGGGCCGGTCACATTCTCGCCGCCGCGCGGGTATTCATAGATCGCGCGCTCGGCAAGGCTCTTGCGCTTGCAGGCGTTGAGAATGCGGTTGTTCGCTTCGATCTCGTCACGAGGGAAACGCTTGGCGACGACCATTGCCGCCTGCACTTCCTGTGCCTGACGGGAGATCATCATTTCGGTGTTCACGCTCTTGGCGCTCACAACTTCGGTGCTGTTGTAGGTCTGCATTTCGTTCATCGTAATGTCCTCCTCAAACAATCATTCGTACTGATAGCCATTGCTGACAAGGAATTGCTTCAAAAGGCGTAGGCGCTCGCGCGTATCGGTCACGCGGAACGACACCGTGAGGCGTTCGACCGCCGCCTGCTCCACGCGCTTCGGGACGACCTGCGGGGCCGCTGCGCCGGTATCCTCGCGGACGGGTGCTCCGGCAGCACGGGCCTCCTCCATTTCCGTGCGGCGTTTCACGGCCTCGCGCTCTTCCTCGGCGCGGCGGTGACGCTCGTTGACAACGGAGATCGCAAGCGAGAGGTCGAGGTTCTTTTTGTACTCCACCATGATCTCCGGCGCGTTCTCGCCCATCGTGCCGATGGTTTTCATGTCCTGCGCCACGCCGTCCACCTTTAGCTTGATCTGCTCCATGAGCTTCTTCGGCGTCTTGGCTCTGGCGCTCGCCATATCGACCTTAACGCCGGTCTGCCCGAACGAAAGAAAGTCGATCTCGTTGACCGCGCACAGCTCCCGAAAATAGCCCAGCAGCATTTCCTCGCAGCGGCTCTTGATCTCGCTTTCCGTCGCGTCGATCTTGGCTTTCAGGTCTGCGTCGGCGCGCTTGTACGGGTCGGCGATGCACTCACGGTAGACGGATTCGAAGCTGTCGTACTTCTCCATGATTGCGGCTTTAATGGCCTTGCGCTGGGTCTCGGCATCGGCAAACTCGCGGTTCATTTCGGCGCGAATGTTCTTCACGCTGGTTAAGGTCTCGTCGGTGCAGACAAGGCTCATTGCCTCTGCGACGCGCTGCTCCGTCTGCTCCTTCCGGCTCCTCAAATGCTCCTCGATCACGGGGAGTTGAGTCACTTTCATCAGGGAGTTATCCATCTTCGGTCTCCTCCAATTCTTCAAAATACATTTCCTCTGCGCCGCAGTCCGGGCAGAACTTTTCCGTCACGAGGGCATAGCCGCGCTCGCCGTCAAGATTTTCGCGCCGACGCATAACGTCCGGCTCGTCAAAAATGAGGTGGCAGCACGTGCAGCGGTAGATCATTCCTCCACCTCCATGTAAACCATCGCGCTCTGCACGCCAAAGACGCGCGCTGCCTGATGGTCGTTGAAAAACACGTCGATGTGGTTCCCGTTCACGCCGCCGCCGCAGTCCTCAGCGATGTAGCTGCGCTGAGTGCCGTTCGGCCAGATCAGCAGGACGCGCGTGCCGTAAGGGATCACCTCCGGGTCGACCGCGATTGTGCGTCCCTCGGCCGCCAGCGTGCCGGTCGCGGTGTAGCCGCTTGCCCACTTGCCGCAGCAGCAGCGTCCGGGGCAATAGGCCGTCAGCGTAAACTCCCCAAGAAACACGTCATTGCACACGGCGCTTTCCGTCGCGGGCTTGTCCCACGCAGGGTTATAGTCCTCGATAACTTCCGGGGATTCCTCGGGGCTTGCTTCGACCGCCTGTGCGCTGGTGGCTAAAATGGCAACCACGATCAAGAGGATCGTCGCGCCTAGACACGCCGCCGCAAACAGCGCCGATTCATCGGCCTTGCGCTGCTCTCTCGTGCGCTTGTCGTGCCGTCTCATCCCCTGCACCCCCTGTCGATGTAGGGCAGCAGCTCGTACAGCACCTTGCCGACCGCGCAAGCGCCGATAACGGCAAGGCTCGTGGCGAAGTCGCAGCCGTTGAGCGCGATCACCGCAGCGGCGATGCCGCCAAAAAACAGCGTGTTAGCCATGCGATGCTCCCTTCTTCTCGTTCGGCACAAGGCCGACAAACTCAAGGCCTCTGCCTCGGGCGTAAATCTCGCCCATGATCGTCCCCAGCTTTACAGGGTCAGGAGGCGCGACCCAAATAATTTTGTACTCCGGCTTTTTACTCATTGCCTTTTCCTTTCCTCCGTGCTACAATAAGCACGGACACAATATCTTGTGGTGAGATTTGTCCCACCCGCCCCGCTCGATGCTGCAACATTGGGCGGGGCATTTTTATGCTTTGCGTTGCGAATCAGTACTATGCCATTGCGTATCCTCGCAATTCCAATCTCCACCGTAGCATCACTAAGCGATTCCATTGCCAGTCAATGAAATTCTATGCCATAGCACATCAGAGCCAGTCGAGGCTACTCCTTTGCTGATTACAGCTATTCTTCGCCATCACATCTCATCGCAAGACTTATCTCCGCATTGCCGTTGCTCGTCAACGCTGTTCCCGGCAAAACCAATCCGTTGCTTTCCGGGGCTAATCCTCGCTGTTCAAGGCCGTGCAAGGCGCGTCCATGCCACTCCATCGCGTTACTCGATTTCCTCCCAGCGGAATCTGCCTTTCCCACTGTTGCGCCACTGTCCGATGCCGGAAAATCTACCGTAGTCCAACCAGTCGCGCACAACGTCGATGTGGTCGTCGCACAGGCAGACCACCGTAAACTCGCACGTTGCCCCGGCGGGGATTTCCTCGCTCATTGCAAGGCTGACGCGCTCTCCCTGCGCCGTTTGCGCTCTCAGCAGGCGCTGGCACTCCTTGATCTCGCCGTCAAAGAGAATTGGAATGGTGCGCGGCTCGGGGAAAATCAGCTTGTCGATTTCCTTCTTGTAAGCCTTGATTTTGCTGCTGGACGAATCCTTGACCTTGCGCAGACCGCCGCAGGTGTCCTTGAAAAAGCCCTTGATCTGGTAGTCGTACAAAAACGGCGTACCGTCGTCCAATCGCGGGAAAATGGTCATGGACTTTTCGGCAACCGCGTCCGCTCCCAGCGCCGCAACCTCGTCCTCCACGCTCGCCGCATCCGGCGCGTGACTACCGATAAACTCGCGGTAGATATCAGGGTTCGCGGGGCTGGTTCCGAGAATCGGCTCGATAAACGTTAATTTAACTTTGAGTTCTTTCATCTTTCATTTCCTCCTATTGTGTGTTAGTTCTCTTCATATGTCCGCCCCACTTATCGCCAAAATCGCAGCGCAAACCAAAATGGTCAAGACCAAAAAAACAGCGTTAAACAAAACGCTTTCCGTTGATCCTGCAATCCACGCTGAAACAAGCATTAAGATAGCGGAAGATACAATAGCGACCAGAGCCCATGAACAGAGAAGCAAAAACAATTTAATAAATCGTTTCATTCGCCCGTCTTATCTGCCCTTTCAGACTGCGCGGCTTCCGATGCCGCTCTGATTTCCGCTTCGGTCACGCCGTACAATCTGGTCAGCGGTCTAATGTACTTGCTTGCGATACCATTCACACCGCGTTCCCAGTTCGACACGGCGGAAACTCTTACGCGGAGTTTCTTTGCTACGTCTTCCTGCCGCAAACCGGCATTTTCTCGGATTGCCTTTAATTCCAAGCGTTCTCCCCTCCTTATAAAGTTCAGAACTTTATATTGACAAACGCAACCAACACCGCTATTATGTAAGTGTCAGCCAACAAAATATCGGTTATAAGTCCGCAAAAACGGGAAATCCGTTGGGGGCTTGGTTTTTTGTTGCCTTAATTAAGTTCTGTAAGGTTATTATAACCTACGTAACGGTGGATGTCAACGCCTTTGACGACAAAATGTAGGATTTAGCAGAATGGACAAACACATGTCGTTGGATTTGGCAGTTATTATTAAAGTATGGCTTACAATATTTTTGATGACGAATCTAAAACGCTCGAAGAAAAAAACGACGCTTATTCTCGAATAAGAGAACAAGAGGTCGTTAAATTGAGAAGCTTTTATGATTTTTCAACCGTTGATGGGATAAGAAATATTCCTGTCCCATGTACAGAGGTAAACGGAGATTCTCCTACAGGCCGTGTAGAATATTACTTGCGCGGTCAGTGCTTCGCAAAATACTACAAAGAGAAAAATATTGCACTTGCCGTAGAATGTGTAAGAAAAGCACATAGCTTAATGTTTATATCAGATATGATCTGGAAGTACGATGCTTACATATCTGACATAACGCATTTGCACAATTTAGGTGCACATAAGCAAGCATGGGAAGAAGAAGCGCGAGTTGATTCCTATTTTCAAAAAGTTGGAATATACCCGCATCTCTCTATAAGAGATTTCCCAAACGTATTTGCATATTTTAAATGGAAGCGCTTAATTAAAGAAATGGAAGAAGAACGAATTAGAAAGCGTTCTATCCGACATGAATATTATCGATTGCAAGAATATCTTCCTGCGTTGTGCCCAAAATCATTATCTGGATACTCTAGAATGAAAAACTCTAATTCTAAAGCCTATCAAAAGATATTAGCCCAAGCGGCATTATACGGAATAGATATAATTTAAAGGAATTTAATATGCCGAAAACATTAAATAGCGTTACTCTCGGTAATAATTGCGTTAAATTTATCGAGGCTTATTGCAAAAGAAAAGATATTAGCGAAGCTGCGTTTTCTCGAAAATTTGGGAAAAACAATAGATGGGTGTCTGACCTGCGCAGAGGGAAAAACACAAATTTGCCGTCAAAAGAACTTGCTGTGCAAATGTGCTTAACCCTCAATGTTTCCCCCGATGACATCCTCTTGCACGAGGGAAAGACCCCGGAAGAAACCAAAAAGTGCTTAGAGGATATCGAGACGGTGCGGAAACTGGTCGAGGCCGAGAGCGCAAAAAAAGCCCCCGATCCGAAGACCGAGGGTGAGGATGCGCAGCTTGCGCAACTTATTGCCGGGTTTAGCCGGTTGTCTCCGCAGCAGAAGAGCGCGGTGCTTGCTGTGATAGAAGGTTATCAACCATCGCAAGAATAACATTTTTTTGCTCTGGCGTCAGGTTGACAAAAAGTTCTGCTGCTTTTCTCGTTTGCTCGTCCATAATTATGTCCCTCCAAATATTTTTGCAACGGGGCTATATGTCGATTGTTGCACATAGCGGTGCAAGCATCAATATCTCGAAGTAAAGGCCCCGCCGCCCTCTGCAACAAACGGCGGGGCCTTTTCGCAGCCAGCGGGAAGCGGTCGCCGCTGCTTGTTTTGACCATACTCCGCTTTACCTTGGTAATTCAACACCGAAACCTTGCAATAAGACAGCGCTCGACGTGGTTCGACAAGCCCTCATCTTGCGACTTCGCGGCGCGAAAATCGGAAAAATTAAGGTGGCATAAATGAACATCCAAGAAGTGTGTAAATCCCGTAAAGAAGAACTGAAACTAACCTATCAGGACATTTCCGATGCTTCCGGCGTTCCACTGTCCACCGTGCAGAACTTCTTTTCCAAGTTTTCTAAAGCTCCGTCCATCTACACCGTCGCTCCGATCTGCAAAGCGCTTGGAATATCGCTTGATGAAGCGTTCGGAATTTCCGAACACTTGACGCCGACTGAGGAAACTTTGCAAGCACGGAATGATGAGTTGGAACGCCACGTTGATGCAAAGGCCGACACCATAGAGATCATGCGGCGCGGCGTCCGTATCCGAAACGGCGTGATTGCTATAATGTTTGTCATTATCGTTCTACTGGCTGCATGGTGCTTGTAGATTGATTGGAGGGGGACTTGATGAGAGCGGCATTGTATATACGCGTGTCCAGCGAGGAACAAGCGCGGCATGGTCTATCATTACAAGAGCAGCGGGACGCGCTGACAAGATATGCCAAAGCGAATAAAATGACCGTGGTGGGCATATATGAGGATGCAGGCATATCCGCGAGAAAGCCGTATAAAAAGCGCCCGGCGCTTCTGCGACTGCTGGACGATTGCAAGGCGGGGAAAGTAGACACAATCCTGTTTATTAAACTCGACCGTTGGTTCCGAAATGTTGCTGGATATTACGATGTGCAGACGCAGCTTGACCGGTACGGCGTAACGTGGCAAGCGACGGAAGAGGACTACGAGACGCGCACCGCATCAGGGCGATTGAAGGTCAATATCATGTTATCCGTCGCGCAAGACGAGGCCGACCGCACAAGCGAGCGGATCAAATTTATTAACGACGGCAAACGGGCAAAAGGGCAACCGGCGGGGTCGAAAGCGCCTTTAGGGTATATTATTAAGGACAGGCAATACCAAATTGATAACGACACGGCAGACGCGGCGCGGGATATGTTTGCCGCATATATCCGTCTGAAAAGCGTCCTTGCTGTAAAACGGTATATGCTCGAGACATGGAGCATTGACCGAGCATATAACAAGTATGTCAACTATTTCCGCAACCGGCTTTACATCGGCGAGGTGTACGGCATCGAAAACGCTTGCCCCTCGTTGGTGAGCAAGCAAGACTTTGACCTTGTAAATGATATTTCCCGCCAGCGGTCACAGCGCTGTGCCGGAGTTGATGTGGATCGCGTGTATCTGTTCTCGGGGCTTTTGCATTGCAAGGAATGCGGGAAAACAATGCAGTCGGAAACGGCAAAGCAGATATATACATATTACCGTTGCCGTACGCGGATGCTTGACAACTCCGCTTGCCCGCACATGAAGCGGATCAGAGAAGACGCGCTGGAAGACTACCTGTTGCACGAGCTTGCAGGAATCACAGAGCGAAACAATCGGTATTACAAAAAGGCAGAAAAAAAGCCCACGCAAAGCGCGGACGCGATACGAAAGAAAATGAGCAAGCTGAAAACGCTGTATCTAAATGATTTGATCGAGCTGGACGATTACAAGGCAGAATACGCGAGCCTGAAAAAGTCCCTTGAGACCGTGGAAGAAAAGCCAAAGACAGACCTTGATGCTTTGAGAAACGGGCTGGGCGAATATGATACATACTCGCGGGAAGAAAAAAAGGAATTCTGGACGCGCTTCATCAGGAGGATTGATGCAGACAACGATGGCGCGTTTTTCGTAACGCCGCGTTAGGCATATTTTACTTTCACGTTCGCAAAGGTAAAGTATGCCTAAAAGATACCCCCGCCTTTGTGACGGGGGTATCCTCATTTTTCAAGTTTCTGCATGACGCTGTTGTATACGCGCTCGTTTACAATTTTCAAACTGTCCATCAGCTCGTCCATGATCTTCCACGCCTTGTCCGGCGGAACATCTGCCACTGCGCGCAGAAAATCGCTGTCGCCGTATGTTTCGACGTTGACTGGCGCGGGCGCTGCAGAGTATGCCATTGGCAAAGCCCTCTCTCTATTGCCGCTTTGCTGGTCACGAATGGCATACAGCACGGCAAGGCGCTCATAGTTTGTCCAGCTTGATTCCTCTGTTTCAAGGCGAGCTATCCAGCGCTTGACCTCATTCTCGTTGACCATAGGGGTGCACCCCCCCTTAGCCCTCGATCGTGTCCATACAGCGCTGGATAGCTCTGCGGATGCTGTCATCATCGGCGTTGTCCAGCATTTCCTGCAACTGGCGTTTCATGTTGTCGATGCCGCCGTCACGGGAATAGTGGCCGCGCACATAGTGCGTGCCGCGTCTGCTTCTGCCGCGCATGTCGTGCTCGTCGAGGCGGCTGGAATAGCCGTCTTCCTCCATTGCTTCGATCTTGTCGATGTTCTTGATGGTATCGGTCAGCTTATGCACGATGTCAAGATCGCCCGCGCCAAGCTCGCCCTTACGGGTAATTTCTTCCAGCTCCTTGCAGAGCATATCGCGCAGATCATACATAGATTTCATACCCATTGTTCATTCTCCTTTCAACTCACGCGGTCGATGGTCAGGTTACTATTGGAAAAGCTGACCGCCTCCGCGCTGGTGTTCTTTGCCGCCACCGTCACGCAGCAGCCGCGCGGCACTTCTACAATGGCGCTGACATAGACGTTAAAGTAGTTCTCCACCGCAGCGGGCGTGACGGTTGCCGCGGCGCTGTCGAGCGCTTCGCCGTTAACCGCGAGCGCCGTGGTGATCGCGCCTACCGTGCCGCCCGTTGGGACGGCGATATTCGCGCCAAAACTGACCTTAAAACGTGCCTTGCACTGCTGCGTCAGTCCGCGCAGGGCAACAAGGCCGCTGCCCTCGCGGTGGACGATGCAGGGCTTGCCGCAAGCCGCCGTCGCAATCATCGGTACATTCTGCCCAGCAGGAACAGTAACAATACCAGCGTTAACATATTCAGCCATTTTTCTTCTCCTCCTTCGTCCAAGTTGTTGCTGCAAAAGGGGGGATGAAGCCGGATGCAAGTACATCTGTATAGCTTGGCTTGAAAAGAGCGTCCGCCTTATGCAGCAGATCGGCATAGTTTGCGAGTTCGACCATGCTCATTTCGGACTTATCCATAGTAGCCAGGTAGTCCACAAACTCTTGTTTCAGTTCGTCAATCGTTTTCATGAGTTCAATCCTTTCTAAAAATACAGCGGCAGGGCTATTGCCCCGCCGCGTTGTCGTAGTATCGGCACGGGGCCGAACATTTTGTTGACATCAACAAAACATTGCCAACAAAAAGCTATGCTATGCAGTTGTCAGCAGCCACAACCGGCAAACTGGTTGCAGCAATAAGGATTCTGCACCTTGTAAGCCGGAATGGGAGAGGGACGCAGCTGAGAGACCAGATAGCTGTTCTGTGCAGCCTGAGACGCCGCCAGTTTCAAGCCCTGGTTCTCGGCCTGAAGGTCAGAGAGCTTGCTCTGCGTCAGGAAATCGAGGATCGCGCGGCTATTGCTGTTGGCATTGTCAATGATGTCGCGGGTCGCGTTCTGCACGGTGTTGCGCGTGTCGCACGCCTGCGCCGACATGTCGTAGCGCACCTGCGCGATCGCGGCACGGTTCTCGCAGCAGCAATTCGCGGCCTGCATCTGCATGGCGTTGAGCTGCTGCATCAGCGCGGCCTGCTGGTTGCTACGGGACAGCTCGGCCTGTGCAAAGCCGTTTGCCATCGCCATATTGGTGCCGTTGACAAGCTGCGCCTGCTGGTAAAATCCGTCGCAAAGGCCCTGATTTACACTGTCGATCTTGCGCTCGACATTGGCAAAATCAGAGGTCAGCACATAGCCGTCGACCACGCCGCCGGAATTGACGCCGTTGTTGCCCCAGCCGTTGCCGCCCCAGCCGCAGAAAACAAACAGGAACAGAATGATGATCCACCACGCGCCATCGCCGCCGAAGCCGCCAAAGCCGCTGTTCATCATGCCGGTTGGCGTAACAGGCATAGTGGCCTGAACGCCGCCGTCAGAAAGAGACATAGTATCACTCCTTTGAAAAATTTTTATTTATCAAATCGTGGCCACGATGTTGATTACTGCATCAAGCTTTGGAACTGCTTTGCCATCTGCTGCAGCTGGTTGAGCTGCTGCTGGTTGAGCCTACCGCTCTGCAAGAGCTTTTCGACCTCCGCTTTGGGGTCGCCTTGGAAGTTTGCTTTGAACTGCTGGAACTGCTGCATCATCTGCATGAAGCCGTTCCCGCCGCCGAGCGCACCGAAAAAGGGATTACTCATCGTCATCTTCCTCCTTGCGCTTCTTTTTGCCCTTCAATTCGCTCACAAGTGCCGCCAGCGCGTCGAACTCCTTGCGGGTGACAAATTCCACGCCCTTTTCCTGCGGCGCTGTACGGGACGTTTCTGCGCGCTCCACAAGATCGTAAATTTTAAGCGTCGGCTTCCCACTTGCATCCGCCTGCTTGAGATACACAGTCGGCGCGGTAGAATCCCACAGCGCCACAGCAGAGTTGGGCGCGATGAGATAGCCTCTCGCCTCCTGTTCGCCGCTTACCCACTGCACGCCGCCCTGTGCGATAGGGTTCTGTTGCACTGGCTGCGACATGGGCTGCTGCATGGGCTGCATCTGTGGTTGCTGCATCTGTCGCATCTGCATGAGGTTGTCCGGCATCGGCTGCGGATAATAGGGATTGAAATAGGGATATGCCATGTTCATTCCTCCGTTTCTTTGACCCAGTAATAAAGCGGGATTTCGTTCTCGCTGTTCCAACTGTCATAGATCACGCCGTCTTGCACGCACACTACATGTCCAGAGAGCGCGAGAATATACGTCCCGCGTGGGTGCTCATCGGCAAACTTACCGACCGTGTAGCAGTCGGGACAGGTGTCCGGCATAATATAGCGCCGATAGCCAAGCGACCGCAGATATGTGCCCCAACAGGCGTTTGCGTTGGGCAAGTCGCCGTCTAAGTATCCCTGTATGCACAGAGACAAATAAACTTCGCCCCAGTCCTTTCCTGTCGCCTTGCAGATTGCGCGCACGGTGCAGTCGGACACGTTGCGCCCGTTTGGATTTGGGTTGAAATAGCTATACATGGAACATCTCTGCAAAGTAGACGTATGTTCTCAGCTCGTCAGGATCAGGGAACAGCGTCAAAATGTCCATCGCCATTTGCTCAGTAAAGCCCAAAGCTAAAAGTCGGTCGTACATCGCCGCACCTCCTTTGTTGTGTCCATAGTACAAAAAAATAGGCGCTCAAAAGCGCCCATAAAGTGTATGAAAAGTGCGTCGAAAACCGTCGAACGGTTCCCCTTGCCTTTTTACGTGAAATGTGATATTTTAATTTTACAGGTCATTCCCGGCCTGCTTTTACACAAGAGAAATGGCCTCACCGTTCGGTGGGGCCATTTCTTTTTTCATATACTTCTGATGCCATTTTGCGGTATGCGCGCCGCCGGTATTTCTTCACTGCGTCAACAGATAGGCTTTGCTCCATTGCCACCTGCACGCAGCTTTTCTGCCGCACGTCGCACTCAATGATACACGCCGCCTCGTCAGCTGGCAGCTCGAAGGATAAGATATACGCCACGGCCCGCTTGGGGGCCATAGAGGATAATTGCGCGCGGATTGACCTGTGCTGACTGTCCATGCCCGTGTAGGGCTTGCAGAGGCGCTTGCGCGTGGGCTTTCGCCGCCCGCTCCTTTCTGTGCCCAAATCGGGCACCGTTATTTTGTCGCTCTCTGGATCATTGTCACGACTTCCTGCCGCGTGATAAGTCTCTGCGGCGCGCTGCCGTCCGTGATGCCCGCCGCTTTTGCCGCCGCCCAGTCTTTCGCCGCCCACGAAGAGACGGGCTTGGTGCCGAGCTGTGCCAAATAGGCATCCATCATCTTGTTAAACGTTGCCTGATCCATGTACTCCTCCATTTCCGGCGGGTACTTGCCCGCCAAAATCATGCTCCCTGTGTACTTGAGGTGGTCGTCCCACTGGAAATGCGGGCGGTCGGGGAATTTCTTCCAGTCGCCGCCCCACGAAAAGCCGACCTGCTTGCCGATCTGCCCGCAGCGGGCGAAGAACGACGGATCGTCGTACTCATGCCCCTTGACGTTTTTGCAGATGTCGAACGCCAGCCCAGCCTTGACACCGTGGAACGTCGGGCGCGTCGCGGACTTTGCCGCGTAGCCGTTCTCGGCAAGATAGCGCTGGTACTCGTCGTCTCGTACTGTCTCCGTCACGAGAACCGGAAGCCCCGCCTCCTTGCAGAGGGCGAGAAAAATGACACAGTTTGCGCGCACGTCCGCCCGCAGGTCAGCAATGTCCCTACTGTGATACATCGCTGTCACCCTTGCCGTCCTCGTCCTTGTTTTTGTTGTAGCTGGACGTCGACACGCCGATGAGCGCGCCGATAAACAGCGCCACGGCGCTGATGGTGGTCGTCACCTGCTCGGTGTAGCCCCACCCCCACACACCCGCGAGGGCGGCGTAGAGGCCGGAGCAGGCGGGCAGTACGATGAGCACGAGCCACTTGAGCACATCGTACACCTTGTTACTCATTTCAAATTTCATTGTTGTTCTCCTTTCGTTTCCGTCCAACGATAATTTCTACCAGTGTCAGAAGCCCAGTAAAGGCTTCGATGATTCCTCCCGTACCCAGCAGGTACGGGAAGATGTTGTCCCACTGCCACCCCTTAATGCTGTAAAAGATGACCGTGTAGATCACAAAAGCGGCGATAAAAATGCCAACGATAATCAAAATGATGTTCCTCGTTCGCAATTTCGATGCCTTTTTGATAAGGCGCTTCATCCGACCGCCCCACTCAGCAGCCACGCGATAAACGCGCCCGCCAGCGCCGCGAGAGCCTTGTCTACCAGACTGTCCCAGCGTTTCCCTGCCTTGCCCGTGATGGCTTTCACGTCCTCTTTGATCTCTTTGACGTCTCCCTCGACGGTTTCCTGCTTGGTCGCCAGCACTTCGACAGACGTTGCCAGCCTGTCAAGTGCCGTTTGATGCTCCTGCAACTCGTTGATTCGATGCGTATTGCTCTTGCATCGGCTTTCGATCAGCGCGATCGCCGCATCATCGTAGTGCTTTGCATTATCCATATCCCGCTCCCTTTCTGCGGCCTTAGACCGCCGTGAAATAATTCCCCACCAGCTCATGCGGCAAATACTGCAAGACGATCTTGCCGCCGTCCGCCTCGCCGACGCGCTCGCACTTGTAGGTCTTGCCGTCCTCGCTGTCGAGGTAGTACAGGCCATAGGTGTACTCCATGCCGCGCGCGGCGGGGATGGGGTCGTCCTGCGTACCCGCGTGGGTAACGTCGACCACGACCCACAGCGCGGGTGTCAGGTGCGGGGGCCAGTCCGCTTGTGTCGTGTGGCCCTGCCCCTCGCGGACTTTGTAGACGTGCAGCACGCCGCTTTCGTCCGTATCGCTGCGGCGGTCGCCGGGCTTGACGGTCTCGCCGATGTGATCCGCCCAGCGCGGGAACAGCTCGGGCGACTTCGCCGCCTCGCCGTCAGAGAGCGACGCGCTGGCCTGCTCGATGACCGGTCGCAGCTCTGCGGCGCGCGCCATGGTCACGACCTCACCTGCGAGGGCGACCACCGCGCCGACAGCGTTCTCCGTCTCCGTAGGCTTGCCCATCTTGATAGATACGGTGCCATTACGGTGGTCAGTGATGTCACCCGCGAGACTGTACTCGCTGTTGTCGTACTCGTTGACGACCTCTTTTGTCTCGCCAGTGGGCTGGCCCTGCTCGTCCAGCACGTCCACCATGTCGCGCTGGACGATGCTCCACGGGGTGTTGTCGGGCAGCAGCGCCGCCACGGCGTCGTGGGACATAGTGAGCGTGATGGTTTTGGTGTCGCGCTCGCCCCACGAGCGGTCTTTGGGGTTGCCGTTGATCTCTGCGGGATATTCGGTGTTGTTGACTTTGATGTAAGTTGCCATAGGGTAAATCCTCCTTGTAAATTAAAAGCAGAAAGCAAAGGGCACGCCAGAAACAACGTTTGCACTCCTGGATATGGATGCGCCTTCATAATTAACACAACAGTAAAATCTTGTATTACCGTTATACGGAGAACGCTCCCACCACTCGATCGCGCTATCGATGTAGTTCTTCACCTTGCTGTTGCCAGCTCTGTAGTAGTTGTACTGCGTGCCCTCGCCTTTGCCGGAATTCTTATCACTACCAAAAATCTCAATCTCACTCAGTAAGAATAGCTTATCTGCCGTAGTGACGATGGTACGGCTTTCCGAGGTTAGCTTGTTCACTTCTCGGATGCCGCTCTGTACCTCCGTTGGCATCTGTTTCAAAATGATAGGTAGGTTTGTTTCCCGCATGTCACACCTGGACCAGCCTTTTGAGTTGGTAGTAGTATTGTGCATTGCCTTCTTTAGTTTATAGCAGTCATGCAGTTGGAACGTCAGCGGAGCCTTGCCCGAGCCGTCTGAATAGTCGTCGTGGTTCTTGCCGATGATGTCGATCTGGTAGTCCACGCCGCCGATGGTCATGGGCTTATGGTCTGCCGCCTTCCACGTGTCCGGCACCTCGTTATTATGGCACGCCGCAATGATCTGCTCCCATGTGTTGTTGGCAAAGACCGGGTTGTAGGACGGCGCAAACGTGATGTCATACCCTGTCCCGTCGATAAGCGTCCTGCCCTTGAGAATGTTGTACACAGTGCCGCCCACCATGCACTTACCGCTCTTGACAGTGTAGGCCGTGCCGTTGACGAGGGTCTTGTGCGTAGCGGGCGGTGGGGGCGGCGTGACATTTCCCGAGCTGTCGACTTCCATGTCTTGCGGGAGCACCAAGGCGGGGCGGATGCCGTACGAGTAGGATGCGTCGTTGTAGCCGTAGTCGCCGTGGGGGTAGGCGCGCCACACGCTGAGGGTGGTTCCGGTGTACGGGGAGCGGAACCACCAGTAGGTGCTCGAGCCGTTCAGCTTCGCAATACGCTTGTTGTTGGCGGACGTGCCGTTCCCAGACTCAAAGTAGTCCAGCTTTGCACCGTCAATCGGGAAGTATCTGTTGTTGCTGGTCGTGAAGCCGACTTCGTAACCGGACAACAGAAACACCTTGCAGGACAGACCGTTCGCACCGCTCTGGTCAGTGCCGTCAGAACCGCCGTTCTTACGGTACGGGATCTTCACCTGCTTGATAACATCGCGAATGTTGTTGTCGAACAGGTTCAGGAACGTGTTGTTCAGGTAGGTGTAGATGTCGCTGCTTTCGTACTTGTTGACGTTGGAGCTATGCCACTTTCGGTTCTCGTAGATATCCTTCATCAGCAGCCAAGTGCCCTTGCAGGATTCGTCATAGATGCTGCTCGGTTTTCCCTGATGGACGACGATGAACTCTTTCGCTGCACCGCCGACTTTCAGCTTGACGATACTGCCGACGGCCTTACTGCCGAGTTGTGCATTTGCCATCTCAGCACCTCCTTAGCCGTACACCCAGTTGATCGCGAAGTTCTCGGTGGGCGTGCTCTCCGATGCAACCAGCGTCTGCTTGACAATGTTGCCGCTTGCGATATAGTCGCTTCCACGCGTCGCCGCCACGATGCCGCCCGAGCCGTTGCCCTTGAGGAGGGAGGTGGTGGAGGGGACGGACGGAATGACCGTTGTGTTTGGGAGCGCGCCTACCTCAGAGGCCGTGTAACTCGGTTTGGCCGCCGCCTTTGCCCATTCGGGCACGGTCGGGTCGGTCTCTGTGTAGCTCTGCAAAGCGCTGTCCGCCTTGCCCAAACTCGTCTGCACGTCGCTTGCAAGGTCGGATTTTGCGACCGTACTCTTAAATGCCAGACTGCCGAGGTCTGCGAACCACTTTGCAATCTTGCCGCACAGCACGGAGAGCTTTTCGCCCGTTGCAACGTTTGCGCGGGTGGTTGCCACAGTGAACGCCGCCGTGACGTTGCTGCCATCGCCGGTCTTGCCCAGCTTATTGGCAAGCGCCGAGTACACGCCGCCAGACTGCACAGGATTGGTGCTGCCCTGCGTAGGCGTTGCGTCAGTAGTCACCTTGACGTCTTTGATAGCATTGTCAACATATGCAAAGATGTCCTGATGCTTGTTGTTAGGGTCATACACAGACGCCAGCATGTCACCCGTACCAGCGCCGGAAGCGCCTCGGCAATAGCCCGCGTCATAGCTCGTGCCGTCCGACAGCGTCACGATAAGGTGATAGTCGCTCTGCCGGATGGTGATGCCAGTAATCGTGGGAGCATCTGCGCCGGGATTGCCCTGTGGACCAATTTCACCCTGAATACCCTGCTTACCCTGTTCACCCTGAATACCCTGCTTACCCTGTTCACCCTGTTCACCCTTTTCGAGTACAAGGTTGAGCACCTGATTCGGGGCTTCTCCGGTAATGGTCGCGCTCGCCACCTTGCCGGACGTGACCGAGCCAATCGTCAGCACGTTTGTAGGGCCAGTCGCACCTGTCGCGCCGGTATCGCCCTTGCTACCCTGCGGAATGCCAAGTGCCAGCGTACCAGTCGACTTGTCGTAAGTCGCCGTTGCTGAGCTTCCTGCGGGCAGCGTTGTCACCGTGACCGATACAACGCTCAGCGTGACAAACTTCAGCAGCGTTTCGCCTTTCAGCATCTTCGCCTCGCCGCCCTGCTCAAGCACAAACTGGTCTTCGTTAGTGATCTGTAACGCTTGCGTGAGGTCGGAAATTGCTTTATCAGCCATCGGTTGCCTCGCTTTCTTCGGGCGCTTTCGCGGTTTCGGCTTCGCCGTCCTTTACTTTTTTTGCTTTCTTTTTTGCATCCTCAAGCTGATATTTCAGCGCGACAAGCTCGCGCTTGTCTTTCTCCTGCTCTTCCGCCTCGCGATGTAAAATCTCATAAGCCTTTTGAATCTGCGCCTTGACGACGCTGATCTTGCCCGCCTCCGAGCCCAAAACCAACGTGTTATTCAGCGTGTCAAACGCGTTGCTCAAAAGTTCCATTGCTTCTTTCATGCCGATGCCTCCAATCTTCTAATCCGCGCTTCCTGCTCGCGCACCTTGGCCCACAGAATTGGGATAAACTCACCGTACCGCAGAAAATAGGTCTCGCTGCCGTCATCAAGCTTGGCCGCCGCCCAGCCCGCGAATTCCTGCGAATCAATGCCGCACGCGCGCATGGCGTCCTCTACCTCCTGCGCGATGAAGCCTGTGTGATAGCGTCCGCTCGTGCCGCTGTTCAGCTTGTAGCGCTTCGGCTCGACGAGCTCAAACATGCGCACGTACTTCACCGGCAGCGCCTCAATGCTGTTCTTGATGTTCCGGTCGGACCCGTTCAACTCGTTCGTGCTGCAATAGATCGTGCTCCAAACAAAATTTGGTGCGCCAAGATTGTACCGGTTATCTGCATTCGGGGCGAAATCGCCGCGGCAATCGATGAAGTCGTAGTCGAAATTGAGCGCTGATCTTCCGTTATTCCCCGACAGATACAGGTTTCCGCTCGTCGCGTTCAACTCCATAGCCTTGCTCTCGAGCGTCATTTTGTAGTCCGCCGTGCTGGCGTACTCGGTATAGATGTAACCGCAGCGCCGTCCGTTGTCGTTGCGCACCGTGATCGTGTCGCCCTCGATCTCGCTTGCCGTCAGCGTGCCGTCAATGTTGACGGCGTCAACGTGCAAGTCGATCGAACCGGTCGAATCAACGACAACACCATTACTGAGAATTTTGAACGTCGTACCGCTGCTGCTGCTCGATACGCTCAGCGTGATCTTGTCAATGCTCTGGTCGATCATGCTCTGTGCTGTGCTGCCGTCGATCTTGCCCGAGACAGTCGTGCGCAAGCCGTTGATATCGGCCTTGATGTTGGTAATGCTGCCGTTGAGGCTCGAAATATTGGCCTCAATGCCGTCAATGGACGTCGACAGCGACGTCACGCGCCCATCAACGCCCTTGACCTTGAGCATGATCTCCTCGCTGGTCTTGGTGATAGTCGAGCGTGTTTCGGCAATCTTGCGATTGAACTCTTGTGTGATGTACCCCTCAGCTGGGTATTCGTCTTCCATCTCTGCTTCCCCGGGGGAAGAAATACCCGCGTATCCGCGCCCATCATCAGAGAGTTTAGAAAGCGGCGAATAAATGCCCCCAACCGTCACGCCGTCGCCCAGCTCTGCCGCCGGATCGATGTTTGCCGCGCCTGCTTCGTACGCCTGATACTGGTAGCCTTTCATGGTTTGCAGTAACGCGCTTACCATTGGCTGCGTGGCGTGAGGGCAACTTGCAATAACTTCCATGCCGGTATCATCGCCCGCCGTCAGGCTGTTTTCATCATCCACAAGCAACGTCACACGGGAAATAGGCTTATACTTGCCGTTGTCGGAAAAACTCGTAATGTCGCCACCGACGTAATATTTATCAGACAAGAATCCTCACCCCTCCAAATGTGATAGCGTTGCCCGCTTCTGTAATGAGATAGTTCGTCTCGGTAGGCATGGACAACAACGGAGTAAGCAACAGTTTCCCTGCATCGGTAATAATCCAGTTCCCGCCGTGCGCCGCTGCGATAAAACATAGCTCATTGCGGATGGTGTAATCATTTGCGGGATAGTCGATGGTATATGAGCTATTGAGCACTGTGCGGCTATCCAGCTCCACGCCCATCAACTGGCAAAAGATATTTACAGCGTCAGGCATAGTCATCGGGAAGTTAAGCGACTGTTCTGGCTCCCACACAACGTCAGCCTTTCTCATAGCGTCGTATGCTTCGAGTTCCCAATAATTCCCATCGCAGGAACGGCGGTTGGTAAAAAACACGCCCTTTGGGATCCAGTCTGTCGCCTGACTGCCATTAACAAGCCTGAGATAGCGATTGATCGTCGCGGCGCGCGGGATATTGTCCGCGACGACTGCGAGTTTCAGCGTCGCGCAACAGGCATTGCCGATGCCAAATTCTTCAAACAGCTGAGATTCAACAGAGTGGGAAACCTCCGCGTCTTTCCCGTATTCCACACCATTGATGATAAATTTGTATTCGCGTTCCGTCCCGGGCTTGTGAAGCAGCTCGCGCCACAGCGCACTTGTCGTCTGCCCCATATCACACCTCGATCAAGTTAAACGTCGCGCCGCCCCACACCTCATTGTCGTCTGCTGCTTCTTCGAGCGTGCATTCCATCGACGAGCAATAAAACGTGCTGGTTCTGACGCCATGCAGATCGAGATACTTGGCCGTGACCGTTGTCTCATTAAGGTCATCATCGAGCTTTGCCAGCTTATCGCGAGGCATAGAGCGCGTTGTATAGTTCAGCTTTCGCTTGCTGGTAATCTTGTCACGGCGCATTTTCCCATCTTTTGTGCGGGTGGTCTTATCGCTGTCGAGGTCGTTGCGGCTCCACCCATAACCCTTTGTGGCGATAAAATCGGAGTAGTCCGTGCCGTTGATAATAAGGACTTCCATGTTACCCCTCCTTAGTACAACAGCACGGGCTTACCTGCCACGCGCGTCATGTTGTTGATATTCTTCACGGTGCTACGTGCGATTTCCTTGCCGTCGAGCTGCACCACGACCGTAGTTGCACCGCCGCCGGATTCCGACATAGCCTGTTTAAATGCTTCGACCATCGTTGCAAGCGGCGTTTCGATGTTCGTCCCGCTTTTCTGGTCGCCCAGCACGGCAAGAAATTCTTTGTTGGGCGGGATAACCGCGCCGGTCGCAAGCGGGATCGCCGCAGTGTTAATGGATGGCATAGCAGCGCGGAATCCGCCGCTCCTTGTAGAGCCAAACCCACCGCCGCGGGAAGAATTGGATGCTGCAATTGAATTCTGCGCCTCAATAAATTTCCCTCTAAACCAACTGACAGCGTTTGCGACCCATGATTTAACGGTTTCCCATGCAGACTTAATGCCAGTTAGAAATCCGTTTATGATTGTTTTGCCGACCTCTTTCCAGTGTGAAAGTGAAAGCTTATTTGCGACGGTAGAATTCCACCAGCTTGTAATATCTCCCCAGACTTCTTTAATTTTGCTCAAAATTGCATCCCAATTAAGGGCCGCAGCGGATACGAGAGAAGCTCCACCGGCAATCATCAGCCCAAAGGCCAACGGCCATGCGGCAGGGCAGAAAATTGCAAGAATAATACCGAGTGCAAGCAAACTTTTAGCTGCAAACAAAAGGATATCCGTTAACTTCTGTTTTACGTTGCTATTCATTTCATCCCAGTTGAGGGCAACTGCCGTCGCAAGAGACGCCGCACCGATGATGATGAGTGCAATGCCAAGCGGGATATTCGCGCCAGAGAAGCACAACGCAACACCGATTGCAAGCGCAAATGTACCAATCAAGACGAGCATGTTGGTAAGTGTTTCTTTTGTCTTGTCGTACATTGCATTCCAATTGATAGCAACTGCTGTCGCAATCATTGCCGCCCCCACCGCCATAAGTCCGATACCGAGAGGAATATTTGCACCGGAGAAGCAAAGAATTGCACCAATCACAAGCGCCGCAGTCCCTAAAATAAGCAAAACATTTGTTATTGCGGCTCTCAACTGGTCGCTCATCGAATTCCAGTTAAGGGCGATTAAGGAAACAAGACTAATTGCTCCTGCCGCCATAAGCGCAATACCGAGAGGAATGTTTGCACCGGAGAAGCAAAGAATTGCGCCGAGAGCAAGCAATGCGCCACTTAAATACGCTGTAATTTCATCAATTTTTGCTTTGTATGCGTCGCTCGTAAACTGATCAAACACGGGGGATAAGCGGTCTGCGAGAGCGGATGCCGCGCCGCCTCCGCCGCCCTTATCGGTTGATAATTGATTGATCTCGTCAAAGCTTGCCAGCGAACTAACGGTGCTCTTCGCCGCAGAGCCGACACTTTCAATTGCATTGGCTTCCTCGTACATACTCTTTGCAGCCGCCGCCGATTTTTTTGTAGTTGTCCCGAAAATCATTGAAACAACATTTGCAATCGCGCTCACAACGTTTGTGAGAATCCTTACCAATGCCGTAAATGCCGGAATAATTACATTGAGCAAAGGCTGCACGAGAGTTAACAATGCGCCCTTTAATTGACCTATCGCCGCCGCTGCATCATCGTTAGCCTGAATGGTTTTCCAGAGATAATTTCTGAGGACAGATAGCGCTTTTGCAATCATCGTAAACACGAATGCGCGAAGGGCAAGTTTCTTAACTCTATTTGCGAATTTATCCATATATGCTTCTGCGCGTTTGGTTGCTACGGACATTGCGTTAGTATTAGTCCCAGCCGCAGAGATTTGTGCCGAAAGCTCACCGGCTTTTTCTTTCGCACGATCAAGGCTCGCGTTGTTCGCATTTATGTACGAATCCGCCTTTTCGATTTTTGCATTTACGGAATTCCACTCTTTTTGAAGCCCATTTACATATTGTGATTGTTCTTTAACTGCGCCTGACGTATAAAACGAATCTCCGCGCTGCATCTGGTCAAGCTTTGCTTTTGCGGCATCGAGTTCTGCGCCAAGCTGCTTTGACTGTTCAAGCAACGGCATTTTTTCTTGCTGTTTTTTATAGATTTTATCGTTGAGCGAATCGATCTTATTTACAAGCTTGTTAAGTTCTTTCTGCGCTTGTTTATCGTCCGCGTCTACAGTAATGACAATGGATCCATCTGCATTCGCCACATGACCACCTCCTATTATTGTTGACTAAATTCTTTTATCGATATATAGTAGCGGGGAAGGGAGGGATTTCAGTGAAAACACTGAAAAAAATACTTTTTTCCTTTTTGGGATGGTTTTGCAGCACAATTGTTCTTCTTCTGTCGGAAGATATTTTCCCAAAAGGACCAGACGGGAAGGTTGGGACGTTCGGGTCTTTGGTCATCGTCTTTTTGCCTATCATCATTGGGGTTCTTTTTGTTATTCGCGTTTATCCGAATATAGAAAAATCAAAATCTCAACAAGCGCCATCCCCCAATCGAATTACTAAACTAAAATTGCAGTTAGTTTCAGGGCTTGATCTGCCAAGCGGTTCTATTTGTGCCGCGTCACTTTCTAATGATTTAATTGAATTCTCTGCAAGCGGACAAACGTTTTCGCTTCCAACAGATAAGCTTATCGACGTATCTGTGATGACCCCGCAAGAAATCCAAACGCAATATGTTTCCAGCGTTGGCGGAGCAGTTGCCGGAGCTATTTTTTTAGGGCCTCTGGGCGCAGCTCTCGGCGGGTCTGCCAAGAAAAAGACAATGAAAAACAAGAAACGCTTTTTGGTAATCACTTACTTTTCTGGCGAAACAAAATACATCGTCTTTGACGTAACGGTTCGCCCGCAAGATGGTAAAATGGTTGAATCCCGATATAAGTCTTTGAAAAAGGCCGATAAAATCATGGTTGATCTGTAAGAATGCCAGCCCTCTATGGGCTGGTTTCTTTTTTCCCTAACCACATATCAATTGTTCTATTTTCTTCGACCGTTCGATGCTCTGGGAGGTCAATGATATCTCGATTCCTCCGGTAAAACTCTCTGTCGGATTTGTCGAGTGCTTTTCCTCTTGCTTGCAAATCCCTAATTCGGATCACCTGGGAGAATAAACAGTCCCCAATTTCCATATATGCGCTAAGAAATGTCCACCAATGGACGCCGCCGGTGTTGGCTTCTGGGTCGTATTCCATTGCTCGAATTTCATAACCAAGAATTCGGTTTACTGGCGATACGACAAGAGAAAAATCTTTTCCCCAATCAACAAGTTTGGGCTGCTTCTTGCCGTTGTCGGCATTCTGCCCGCCATTAGCAAACCAATAGAATTTCTCTATCGCTTCGTCATAATCAGGCAATGCGTCAAAATCCATGTAAAAACGATTGAGGACAACATAAGCGCGTTCTTCATCATCTAAGGCGTCATCATTCAGCGCATCAAAGATATCCAACATTACGCGATAATCGTAGCGGATATCAAACCATTCGCCTTTGATTTCAACCTTTTTGGGAAGCCCGTACTCCATGCTGCAATACCGCCTTTAATGGTTTTTATTTCGATCCAGATACTTTTTAATGCGCGGGTTGGTGAATTTCTGTTCTCTGGAAAACGACGTGTCGATCTCGTCCATAATGGCAAGCATAAGATTGCACCAAACAGGCACACCTTCCGCCATTGCGTATACATTCATGCCGCCAAACAAAGCGTCTGCGACGGGGGCATCAAACACGCTATCGATAATTTTGCGCATTTCCGCATCGCGCTCACGAGCAAAAGCGAAAATCTGCTTTTTATCCCCCATCTTCTCGATCTGGGTCTTATATCCTTCCTGCTTTTTGTCCAGCTCTTCAAACGCGAGATAAAGCCGCTCGACAAAGTTGCTATCGGTCGGGTTAAACGACACATCGCACTTCCCGTTGATGGTATATGTTACAAGGCCGTCTCCAAAATTCAGTTCCATACTTACCTCCGAAATGAGGGCTGACAAATGCCAGCCCTCTTTGATTTAGTCCTCTGTAAACGTGACAGTGCTGCCGGAAATGGACGCAGTGCCCGTCTTGCGCGTGCCGCCAAGCGTCACGTCGATAGGCATACCGATAAAGCCGCCGCCCTCGCCGCCGAGGGAAGAGGGCTTAACCATGCAGGACGAATAGCGCTCCGCAAATACTGCGGTCTTTGCCGTGCCTGCATAAGCGTGGACAATCAGCACGTCCTGATTCGCCAGCGCCGCCGCGTTCTGCTCCTTGACCGCGAGATTCCAAATCTTGACGATGGCAGGATCCCCAGCGTCCAGATCGGACGGGTCAAAGGTCTGCGTGATGATGGGTTTCTTCATGGTCGTGCGCGTTGTGCCAAGAATATCCTTCGAGGAATCCTCCTGCCAGTCGTATTCCATGCTGGAATCCGTGACGCGCGTACCGAAGGGAGACCATGTGGGGGTTCCGGTTTCGCCCGTGTTAAGACACGCGATCAGAAGTTCGCGGTCTACGGTCTGCCCCGCCGGAGTGTTAAATGTCGTATCAGCCATTTTTAATCACCTCGTAGTTCATTTTCATAAGGATTTGGTGATCCTCGTCGCCGTTCTCATACATGGCGAAAAGAGAGGATCGTGTTGTAGGCTCAATGCGGATTACTTTTCGACCGTCCCCGATAGCGGGCGGCTTTTCGCTTGCTGCCCAATCGCCAAGGGCGTTGAGCGTTTCATCTGCCTTGAGCCGTTTGTCGTTGCTATTCCCCGGCTTCATGCGGTAGATGACCTTAAATTGGTATTCCGCCTGATACCCGCCGAGAATGTATTTCTTGACGATATACGCCGCCTGAATCGTAGACAGCGCCATCGCCGCAGTATCAGCGGGAAGGAATTCGAATCGAATCAAATCAACCGGCTTATCGGGGAATGTGTTCAGCCACGCAAGCAGCTTGCGGGAGACCTGATCTTCTTCCGCCGCCGAAACCGTCTTTTTAATCTGTTCCAAATTTCTTCACCGCCTTATCTGCTACACGCACCCACTTATCAAGGTTTTGAGCTTTAGATGCTTCAAACCAATGCGCTTGTGCTTGCGGGTGCATCGTCTTGTTGAAAACCAAATTGCGGTCTGTGACCACTTTCGTTCCGCCCTTCGGCGCGTATGTGCTGCCGGTGTTTGGGTCAACCATTACTTTCCCGTAATACAAAAACCGAGCATACGGGCCGGGGTAAACGATAACGTTTCCGCCAGATGGTCCATAGTCCCCAGCGGTATATCCCTCAATTCGCGTCCTGTTTGCCAAACTACCGGTTAACGCAGGGACAAACGGGTCTGTATCCGCCCGTATTTGTTGAGCAAGAGCATGTTCGGCCTTGCTGCAACCTTGCGACAGCTTTTCCCTAAGCGCGTCCATTCCATCGGTATGCACGGAAATCTTGATGCCCATTACGCACCTCCGACTTCCCAGTGCTGCATATCGGTGCTACCGTAGTCCATTGCATCGACTTTCGTCACGTTGTAGCAATCGTCATGGCTCAGAACGACAGTCATGTTGTCCGACACGAATTTGCCCTTTACAAAGCACGTCATGCCACCGTTACCCTTGTATGAGAGCGTCCATAGGTTAGCCTTGTCCGCCGCTTTGAAAAACGATTGCGGACCGATGTAGGATTTCGGCTTACCCGTTACCCCGTCCACCGCTTCTACGGAGAACGGGATATACAGATTAACCGCGTCCGCCCCTTCAAGGCCGCTTTCGCGCACGTTCACGCCTTTAGACGCTTGGAGCATCACGCCGCGCAAGATCGTGGTATAGACCTTTTCGACCTCATCAAGAGTTGTCGGGTCGATCTCCTGCACAATGTTGTAGATCGTTACAGTGTGGGGAGCGTACATCTATACCCACCTCCGCGATACAGTAACCCGGTATGTGCAAGGTATTCCATGCACGTTTCTGCCAGCAGTTTCTTTGCCCCGCCCGTCGCATTGAGGGCAGACAGGGCAGATTCACCGCCTGTTGCAAGCGTTCTGGAGTAACTGCCTACCGTTTCGCTTTTTACTTCCGCATCATTTGCCGCGGCATTGGCAAGATTTTTCATTGCCAGTGCTTGTGCGGCTTCGATGACCGCGTACTTATCCACCAACGCGCAGCAGCACATTTTTACCGCGTCCAGATCAGCGTTATTCGCTGCCTTGTTACGGGTGTAGTAATCGAGGAAGGAGCTGGCGCGGACAGCAAGACGCGGGAAGTCATTTTTGCTCACAGCGCCCATGTAAGTGCCGGAGTAGTATTCAAAGTCTGCGTAAGTCATCAGCGCCCTCCTTCCAAAACTGCGAGAATTTTAGCCTTTTTCATCGAACTGCTGACCCCTTCCACCCCGTTTTCATCGGCATACGCAAGCATTTCAGCTTTTGTCATGTCGGAGAACGCCGGAGTGTCAGGGTCAGGCTCATTCAGCAGTTCAGTTAGCCCCCCACCGCCGGGGTGATGGAGCCGACCACCACGCCGTCGATACGCTCAGCGAAAAGAGCCATGCCGTTGATAACGGTGTCAGATGCGGTCATGTTGGTGTAATCGGGCTCCTCATGGATACCGATATAGCCGGTGGCATCGGTGGTGAAATCGAACACCTCGCCAAGATCAGCGCCGTTCACAGGAATGTAGTACAGGGCAATGTTGTCCTTGGCGGTGGCGTAAATCTTGCCCTTGGGAACGCTGGAATTGAGAATCACGGTGCCAAGGCCGAGGAAGTTCTCAACGTAAGTCATGCCGAACGCGGTCTGCAAGGTAATGTTTGCGCTTGCGAGGTAGTCAGCAACGTCCAGCGGGTTCAGAAAATACACCGCACCGATCTCGTCATCTTCAAACAGCACCTGCAGCTGGCCCCATGCCTGTGCCAAGGTTGCCTGGAAGGTCGCACCAGATGCCGTGCCCGTGCCGGTTGCGAGGAAGTCGAAAAAGTCTTTTCGGATACCCTTCTGGACGTCCTTGAGCATTTCGTCGGTAGTCATCTCTACCGCCTGATCGTAGCCGCGATCGGTGATTGCTTCGGCAGAGGTGGCTTTGCGCCACTTCTTAAGCGTAATCTCCTTGTAGTTCACGGCTTCGGTCTTGTACTTGCTAAGGGGGATGGTCTCACCCTCAGCAACAGCGCCGCTCTCCAGCGTGCCAGTGGCCTTGTAGCTCTTGAGCACAGTTCCAGCCTGCTTTGCGATCTTGCGGGTCACACCCAAGGCCTCCATCAGCTTTTTGATGGAATAGCCGAACATTTCGGTAAATTCAATTTCGCGCACACGCGCGAGGTCAGCTTTCTTAATGAGATTAGGATCAGCAGCCATTTTTATTCTTCCTTTCTAAACAAATCCATATTTGCGGCGATTGCAGCGCGCCGCTCCGCTCTTTCATTGATTTGCATAATCTCGTCCTTTGTCATCGGTTTCCCGCCGCCGTTAAAGCGCGCGCCAGTGTCGAAGCGAACGGTCTGCTTGGAGACAAGCCCCTTGTAAGTGCCGTCTACGAGCGCATCAAGAGACTTGGTGTCCTTGATCTTTTCTCCGTCCAGCTCCAATGCGGCCATTTCTTCGCCGCAGCCGCGCATAGCAAGGTCGAGATTCGCGCCGGTGATGTTTTTGCTCTTAAAGTAAGCACGCACGGCCTTTTCCTTTGCCGCCTTGCTTTCCTTTGCCGTGATGTCGGTCTTAAAGGCTTCAAAGGCCGAGTGTTCTTTCTCGTACTTCTCCTTGTAACCGCCGTCACCCGCCGCCTTGAGGTCGTCCAATTCCTTCTGGACACCGGGCAGCTTCTCCGCGTCCGCCTTGTACTTCGTGAGATCGTCCTTGAGGGGGTCAACCACGCCCAGATGCAGCGCAACCAAGCGATTTTCGATCTCTTCGGTGCAAGCCTCGCCGAGAATATTCCTGATTTCCGCTCTCGTAAATTTCGCCATGTTATTCGTTCTCCTTTTCCTTGGCCCCAATTCTTCGGGGGCGAACGTTGTATAAAAACCGCTGTACCTTGCGGGTTTTACCTAAAACAAAAGAGCCACCCACCGAGAAAAACTCGGTAGCTGGCTCCTATTGCCCTTTCCCGCGCCCTATTACGCGGGAGTTGAATATTTGATTGTTTTCTTGACCTCTAAAACGATGTACCCGTCGCCTTTTCGGCGTATTTCAGCATCGTTTCCGCGCTTCAAAATTGCATCGATTGCCTTTTTGACTTCTTCCCAGTTCAATACAGCACCTTCATTCTTTCCCGCTGCTCCGGCAGTCCTGCCGCCACGCTGAACGCTTTGTATTTCGCGTTTAACCGCCGCAGCCTTATGTTTACCGCAGTCTCATCTTCATGCAATCCTGCGGCCTTGTAAGCAGCTTTTTCGCGCTTTAGTTTGCGTGCCTCGCGCTCAACGCGCCGCTGCATCTGCGTTGCTTCGTATGCAGTGTATTTCTTTCCGTCAAAATCGCATCCGAGATCATCATCAATATGGGCAAGCTGTTCGTCTGTGTATGTGCGTTCGCTTACGCCCTCAACCCAAACGTTGCGGCGATGCCGACAGTTAGCCCCCTCAAGTCCATCAACAGCCCCAAGACCGCACACATCGTAAATGCTCGGGTAGATGTCCCCTGCGCGAATACTGTATACCTTGCCTTGCCAGTCCTTATGGCTTGACCACGGTGACGGCCCAGGCTTATCTCTCGCGCCAGCATGGGCGGAAACCTCAAAATACGGAGTTTCGAGATACTGCGCCGACTGCTCCGTATATTTAGCGCAAATTTGATTTACGCCAGTCATCACGGCCCTGCGCGCCGCCACATCGATCTGATCTCGATGCCCGCTCTCATAGTCAACGACCTTCAAGCCGCTGTCTGCAAGCTGCTTTACTGCCGTCTTAATGGCTTGATTATAGTTGATCGCGCCGCTCTGCACCTGCATCACCGCATTATCAAGCGCCCATTGGTACGATTTGGCAGGGGGCAGCATTGTGCGCCCAGCGTCCACTAAAAAGCCCATTGAGCGCGTTATGTTGCGCATTGTTTGCTTCGTCTGCTCGTATATTGCCCAAGTATCCTCTACGCTTACCAGCGTTTCCGGCTGTGTGATGTGCGCAAGGGCGATAAGCTCGGTGTAATACTTCTGGTTGCGCTCCACCACATCGTCAAGCAGCTCATTCAACTTCGTTTCGCTGATACCGGAAGTTTTGCGGATTGCCTTCTCAATCTCTTTCAGATCGATACCATGCGCCCGTAGCGCCCGAATATCCTGCACCGTTACCTCGTTCAGCTCATCTGCAGCTTTAAGTCGGGAGCAGATTTCTTCCAGCAGCGTGATTTCAAGCGCACGGAACAGTTCTGCCAGTTCTTCCGGCAACGCGTCAAGCAAGGCGGGGCTAAAAGGGTAAGGACGCATGCGCCGTCACCTCACTCAATCTCCTCTTCCGGCTCTTTTGTCATGTCCTGCATCTTCGGCAACGCCGCCTTTGCAGTCGCTTCGTCCTCGTTCATCCACTTCATGCGGAACTCCCAATCGTTCATAATGCCTGCCTGCAAGAGCTGCATATCACGGGAAAAATCGGTTTGCTTGTCCTCAATGATGCTGTCATCAAAGTCAATGGAGATTTCAACTTCCTCATCAAGTCCTGCGTCCATATAGCGATTGCCCATGCGAAGCAAAATGCGACACAGCACCGTAATCGCTTGCTCGAGGATAATTTCATGCTTCCTAATCGTGCGGAACATGGTGCTATTCTCGCTAATGACCTGTGTGGCCGTGGCAATGCTTGTCTGATCGAATTTGTAATGATTCTCGCCAAAGCCGCATTTGCTCGACAATATGTTGAGCATATCTTGCATACCGGTGTTAAACTCTGCTGTGCGCAGCGTCATATCGACCTGTTGCAAAATGTTTCCATCAGATGCGCGATCTTCCGGGAGAACGTAGTAAACCGTTTCGCGCTTATCAAAGACCGGCCTACCGTTGATGTCCTTGGTTGCTTCCGACTGTACCACGATGCGCTTTTTCCCCAGCACAAACTCATTCACATAACTATCGTATGTAATATCAACGCTTTTGAGCTGGTCGATGGCGGAAGCGAACACTGCAACGCCCATAGGGTTATCTTCATCAGAGTTCGCAATGTTCAGACGGTCAATGACAAACTGCGGCTTGGCGCTTCCTGTGTGGACAACAGGGGGAATTGCTTCAAATCCTCTCACGCTGGTTAATGGGACTTCCTCCGCATCGTACAGGTGGTTTTCAATGTCGTATTCGCCACCGTTCAGCCGATGCACCTGAATGTAGATGTATTCCGTATCATCAACTCGTTTTGTCCATGCAAAAGCGCACTCACGAATAATGCCATTGTCCCACGTCAACGGGTAGATGTTTGCAGCGGTTACATAGTTGATATGAATTCTTCCGGGGTTAGCGATCTCTGCTGTATCAGGGTCAACGCTCATATCCTCCATGATTGGAACATAAGCAACTGTACCAACAGCGGATTTCCGCTCCTGCAATTCATTGGATTTGACTTCCCAGTTATTATCGGCAAGAATCGCATCTACAAATTCCTGCTCCTTCTTGCCCTCAAGCGTGATATTCACGCGCTCGTTCATCAGCAGGTTCGCCCAGTCCTCGCAGACTTTCTTGCCCATGTTGACGGAATATCTGTGGCATTCCAGTTCTTCGATGCCATTCCACACCGTATAACTGTGGAAGTCTTTTACATCGCCGTCATACCATGATTTCCATACATCGATCAGGTCGTAGAATTTGCTATTGATCGTGTCAAAGCCCAATTCTTTAAGTGCTCTGCGAATGTTCACTGTTTCACCGTCCTCATGTGCCCTGCGCGCTCCAATTCCTTGTAGTACGGCTCAATGCTGTACTCAAATGCGTCAAGGCTGTCAATATCAGATGTTCCATCGTCAAGGCGCTCGTCCTCGAACTTGTCAGGATCATAAATTGCAGTTTGCAGTGCATCAATCAAGTGCGGACAGCTGCGCGAAACCTTAAAACGCCCCTGCTTCATCAGCAGCACCACGAGCCTGATTCTATCTGTAATTTGCAGTTTCATTGCGTTCTTGACCTGCGTGCCGAGGTGCATCTTCTGCGCGGTATGATCTAATCCACGAATTAGCACCGTTTCCGCACTGTCTGCCCGCGTCTGGCTGTATCCGTACTTTGCCGTAACCATTTGGCAGAACATAGCAAAGCGCCTATTCAGTTCGTCAGGGTCAATCTCTTCGTTCTTGATGTATTCCTCTTCCAGCGCGGCCACTCGATAATCTTTTGTAATCCCGGTCGCCTGAAACTTTGTCGCGGATTTCGTGCCGCCGAAGTCAACGCCAATGGAAATAACGGAGAACTTTGTATCGTTTTCTTCCGCCCATTTCAACGGATCGTCGATCAAATACTTTTCTGTGTCGTTAGCAAAGTCTTTGTAAACAATGCCCTCGGCAGCTACCCATAATCCGCGCACATACCGGTCATAGAAAATGCCGGCATACATGTTTTCATAGCGCGCAAGCGTTTTCTCGCTCAGACCTGGGTTGTCAGTCATCTCGAAGTGCAGATATAGCGTGTTCCGTTCGCGGTGTCGCTTAATCCACTCCTGATAGAACCAGTGATGCGGGCTGCCGGGGTTACATGAAAACCACAGCTTCGCGCCGTCCACAGAACATCGCGCAAGCGCCTGTTCCACGAACGAGCGTGGCATCAGCACCACTTCGTCCAGCAGCACACCCGCCAGCGTGCGGCCCTGAATCAGCGTATAGCTGGCCTCATCCTTGCCGCCGAACACCTCGAAGTAATTCGTCACGGCACCGCGCCGCACTTCCATAACCTTGTCGCCGCGCCGCCAGCGGATGATATAGCGCTCCTTTGCCAAACTCATCGCCGTAAACGGCACGATGATGTTCTTGGTGCAGCTATCCACCGTGCGTCCACACACGCCGAAACGCTGACCGCTGAAATTCTCCATCGCCCAGTGGACGAACGCCCACATCATGATGGAGGTTTTGCCGGAACGCACAGCGCCGTCACAGATCAGCGCGTCATACTTGGAATAGGGGAAAGCGAGGATTTTTGCTTGCTTTGGGCTAATCATGTGGCATAAATACAACTACCATAGACGGAAATGGAGCAGAATTTTTACTTCCGCCGAATTTTAATCGTCCTCTAATAAACCGAATTTCCACATTGTTTCTTTTGTATATGTAATCGTGGAACCATTTTGTATCTGTTCTGGCAGGAAGTAGCATTACGACGGTAGCCCCGCTAACGGATGCAAATAACGCTCGCCTCACCCATTGCCCGATGCCGCGCCCATATGGAGGATTGCACCACACGGTTCCTTTCCACGGATGTTCCAGTCCGTCTTGTTCCTCCGTATAGAACTTGTCGCATTTTGCATTTTCTGGAGTTGCACACACATCAAGTGTAAATTGAAATTCATTATTCAGTTTATCAAACAAATCTTGTGGCGTTTCCCATAAGTCTGTTTTACTAGAAAACATTAATTCTGTATTCATGTGTCACTCTCAAGCTCCTTTGCCATTTCCTTTAGGCTCTGACTGAGCGCGTCTTCCTTTACCGTGTCGGCAGGACTGCCGCCGATCATCGCCCACTTGTCGATCAGCGTTCCCATTGCCGTGGTGATCTGGCTGAGATTTGCCGCCGCCAGCTTTTCGGGGTCGTTGAGCATTTCAAGCCCCTTACCGATGAACGAACACACAAGGTCTTTGTGGTCGTTCATGTATTCCATCACATCGGCGGTGTTCTCTTCCTTTTTTTGTTCGCACTTTTCCACAATGTCGGCATTCGCCCGCACAAGGTTCTTAACGGTTGTTGCGGACACTCCGTTGATTTTCGCTGTGGCGCAATAGTTGTTCGTCTGCACATAGTCCGCCAGTATTTTCTTTTTCTGCCGGTCTGTCAGACGCGTAGCCATGTCATCACCTCGTCGCTCTCGCGCGCAAAATGTCGCTCTCTCTCTTTTCTTTTGGGGGATTATAGGGGGTAAGATAATACGGGGGTTGCAAGGGGGAGAAGAAGAAAGGGGGAACAAGGGGGCTTTTCTTTTCTCTCTCTGAGCTATGCGTTTGCTTGCATTTGCTTACATTTGCTTTGCTTCTGATTGCATTCCTTGCGTTAATTGCTGTCGTGCTGCGGTCTAATTTCATCCGCCCGTCACAGTCTATTACCGCTTTGATACGCCGATAAGCGTTGTCAAATTATTTTTGCTACCAGCCCCCGCCCCTTGGCCTTACATAGCAGACTTTACCCGCCCCGAAGGGCCACAACGCCGCCCACATTTGGCGTTATTCTTTCCATTGGCCGTCTTTCTCGCTTAGATTGTCACACGCTACCGACAACTACGCTCCGAAAAGTCGTAGCCCCTATTCCGTCAGGTCAAACCGGTCTTGACGCATCAAGACAAGCGCAGTTTTCAGCGAGCTTTGTCATTTCCATGTGAGCCATGACGACAACGGTCTCACATTGTCCGGGCGCTACCCGGCCACTGGCACAGACGGTGGGGCTCGGACCCACGACATACCGGCTCACGAAGTCCGGTGCTTTACCAACTGAGCTACGTCTGCGTATGTCCCCGCTGGGCCACATCGTTGAGAGGTGCGCGGGGTCCTGTGCCGCATGAGAGGTGCGACCTCTCGGCCCTGATCGTGGGCTGCATCGTGCGTGCGGCAAATCGCGGGGGGCGGTGTGAAAAGATGAAAAGCACCGCGCCCCGCTATGGCGCAGGAGGTAAACGCCATAAATGAGAGAACCGCAAAGGCTTTTACACCTCTGCGGTTCAATTTTCTCATGATTGCAATACCCTGACTCACTTATAAGTGAGTTTTGCAAAATATTTTTATAAACTTTTTGGATAGTCCGACCTGCCAAGCAGGTAGTCAATCGACACGCCGAAATAATCAGCAATGCTTATCAGCGCGTCCATTGACGGTTTCTGCGTCCCCATCTCATAGCGCTTGATGGTGTTACGGTTCAGCCCGCACAGCTCAGACAGAACGCAGCGCTTTAATTGCTGGCGTTCGCGTAACCTCCGCAGCCGATCAGGAAACGTGCTCATCGCATCACCTCAATCATCTCCCGCGCTGTTGATCAGCCTGTCAAGATAGAATCTCGCCTTTCGCAGATCTTCCTTGCCGTTTTTCAGCGGCCAGCGCCACATGTACTTGAGCACCTGTCCCGTCAGCCATGCTTGCATCGGGTCTTTCTGGCACGTCAATGCGGCCGCAATGGCGTCGATGCACTCGACCCCTCCCGCCGTGTAATGCGCGGGGTGACTTACATTGTCATGCTCGATGCACGGGCTATTGGCAGGTGCGCTCCCTCTCGGCGGTGTACTCCATTTAAACGGATCGTTACTCATGGCGCGCCACCTTCCGCTTCACCCACGCCCACAGGTTTCTCCACGGATGGGATTCTGCGTAATTGGCGCGCTGCTCGGCGTTGTAGCGCTTGTCACGCATTACATCAATGACCGTCCCCTTAAAAGCAAGATCGTCGTTCGCCCGCCCAAGCGCCGCCTCAGTGTCAGTGAGCGTGGTTTTCAAATCGGTCACTTCCCGCTTCGACGCCTGCCAAGCCCTCCAATACCCCTGTCCTTGATCGTTCAAAAGCTTAGATGCGGCTTTTGACGCGTCTAAATCCGCTTTCAGATTCGCAATCACGTTCTCGCGGGTGATGGCTTCGCCGTTCATTTGGTCAAACTGCTCGGTCAGGGCGGCGTTTACCCGCTTTAATTCCTGCACTTCTGCCTGCGCGTCCTCCACCATCTTCGCCATCTGGTCTTTGGTGTACTTCTTGATGTTGATGCTCATAATTTGGCTCCTTTCATTCGTAGCTGTTCCTCTTTCCCGCGGTCGCTCACGATGCTCACGACCTTCACGTCGCCGTAGCGCTCAATGTCCATGGCGATGCGCTCCTTGATGCCCTGTGCATCAGCGGCGGGGACGTTGGCTTTAATCGTGATCGTCAGCATGGAATGCCTCCCTCTCAATCTCAAGCGAACGTTCGCGCAAGTCCCCAAATCCATACTCGTCTTGCCAGCCTAATTCAGAAGACGCTTTCTGACAGCTCTCGCACAGATAGCACGTCCACGGCGCCCCATCGAAAACGCAACTGCGCTCCATCATGGCCCCTTGCTCGAATTTTCTCCCGCAGCCGAAGCACACATGAGCCGCCCGCGTTTTAACAACTTTTCGCCCAACAACGTCCATGTGTTACCCCTCCTTCGGCTCTCCGTAGCTGCAAAAATTGTCCGGCGCAATCTCCATATCGCTGATGTCGCAGATGAGAAAGTTGTTAGCGTTAACCGTCGCGTTAACAAGATACTTGCAGCCCTTGCACCGCACCACCGGCACAACGTCAGCGGCGGGAGCATCTTCAATTTCAAACTCATCCGAGAGCCACTTAAACACGTACTCAAGGCAATATGAGCTGAACCCAACGTGATAATCTTGATCTACCGGGTCAAAATACAAAATGTTGAAATACGGCCTGTCAGGCGTCCCGGAAACAAAAATTTTTGCAAAGCTGGTCTTTATTTTGTCCTTGAGGGTGCAAACATCTGCACTCTGCATTTCTTTTTCAACCATTGTTAGACCCCCTTTGGTTTATCCAGTGGCAAGCAAGCGCACTCGCAGTATTTGACGTACTGATCGAGTGGAACAAGTACGGTGTCATATTTTTTGTATTTCTTGCAAAACCCGATACACATCTGCACCGGTTCATCCACCTTGCATACATCGCCAGCACCATAACCGCTTTCCTGCCACTCTTCGAGTGAGTACACTTCTGCGTTGTTAGGATATTGTGTATAACCGCCAAACGACCGCTTCTCTTCGCCTTTTGTTCTGCTTCCCCACAGCCAGCACGGCATACCGAACTTCCAACCGTATATCGTATGCTTGATACTGACCGCAACAAGGTTTCTTTCACCCATTGTCTGCCCTCCTGTTCCATGCTTTGACCGACGATTCTACGGCGCTGGAGTCGTATTCCAACTTGTCTTTTAGCACCATCGTGCTCACATAGCATCTTGTGCAAACTACTCTTACCCCGCCATTTACAAACAGCCGGGCTTCTCCGCCGCAGAACGGGCAAGGTTTCAGGTCATACATCCTTCGTCGCCTCCACATAGCACCAGCTCTGAGGCGGGCGCTTGATTGTCCGGCCGTCACAGTCCATTTTGCTGTAGTTGTAATAAGGACAGGCACAGCAATCCGACTCGACTTTACATAGACCCTTGAACTCGCTCAGTTTCTTCGGCGTATCGTAGATTTTTAGGTCGGAGATGTGCCAGCCATAGCCGGTTCTCCCGTTGCCGATGTAGTCAGCAAGCTCCTCGTATGTAAGACAAGATCGCTCCATGTGCTCGAAAAACCAGTTCTGAATGCCACCATTGTCGAAAACATTGATGGGAAATATCCGGTCGCACACAAACTCGCCGATTACCTTACCATTTCCAAGTGGGCAGTTCAGTGATTTCATCGACCCCGTATCTAAGTAGTCCTGCATCAGACGTTCCGGTGAAATAGGAATGTTCAGGTCAGGTCTACCGCTGGTGCAGTAGATATAGCACTTAAACGGCGTTTCCAACTTCGGACGGGTCTTTCGCACCTCAACGGTTTTCTCACCGCTGATAATCTTCTCGCACCACTTCGGGCGGATGCTCAACATAACAACCTTACTCATTTCTTCATCGCCTCCAATGCTCTTATATCCGTCTCTGTCAATGTGCGGTTGCTTGCAATATATGTTACAGCCTCACTTCTGTTTTGGCAGGCTACACACTCACACCTATTGCAACTACTTGACGTGTTTTCTCGAAAAGGGCATGAATAATTAAAGCAATCCACTATTTCATCGCCTCCAATGCCGCTTCCGCCTCCTCGCGGGTCAGGAATACGGTCTTGCCAAATCCGTTTAGCGATACGCCATACTCCCGCCCTCTGGCGCCTATTGGCTCAAGGCCAATAAAGCCGATTTTATTGCCCATACCAATCTGCTTGACCTCGCACTCGCTTATATGCTTATCCGTGTCCATCAAGGCGAACACCCGCTGGCCCACCTTGCACGGCAGCACCACCAGCCGCCCGTCCTTGTCGGCTTTCAACAGCTCCCGAATCCGTTCTGCCTTTGACGTGTCATCGCTAAAGGCAGATTCAATGATGACCTTTGCGTTTTCGCACTGTTCCGGCGTCAGTCTCGTGTCCTCGTAGGCGGCGAGGCGATTGATGATGTCCCGGATATCAGCGTCGCTGTAAGCTTCGATTAAGTCCCCAGATAATTTGCTGATATACGGCTCTTTCGGGCGATACGTCAGTCGTTCCATCACTCCGCCTCCTGCATCTTACTAATCACTTTTCGAATCACATCGCCGCCGTAAGCGTCTTTTGTCAGCTCCAAAAACTTCGTCAGTGTCATCATGCCATGCTTGAGGTCTACACCGTGGTCTCGGGCAAACTGCTTTCGCCCCATGTCGCATGAGCCGGTCAAGCGATGATGCCAGTCGTAAAAATACTGTGTCGGATATGCTTTCTCTCGGTCTGTTTCGCGCAGAAACGTATCAATTCGTTCATCTTCCGGCATATCCTCGAAAAGCTTGTCTCGCAGTGCCTCCATTGCTTCGCGCAGCGTTTCCCCGTGTGCAAAAACATTGTCTTGCTTGACGATGTAGCACGGCGTGAGCGTCAAATCACCGTTCAGGATTGCCCCGTGCGCGGTGTTGCCGCGCACGGAACGAATCAGCGTATTGACACCGTCGATTTTATAGACAGCTTCCCCATTGAAGTTTTTAATGCCGTAGCCGTCGCCGGAGCCGTAGCCGTAGCTGGAGCCGTCGCCGGAGCCGTAGCCGTCGCCGGAGC